CCAGCCTCTGCGCCGGTCATGAGCGCCGCCGAGGCGGTTGCCGCTGATCGTGCCCGCGTCAAGGGTATCCGCGAGGCCGCTGCCCCGTTCATGGCGCATGTTGGCCAAGCCGAGGTTGACCGCATGTGTGATGATGGCACCTCTCTTGATGAGGCAAACCGCGTGATCATGGCGGCGGCTGCTGCCTCTCAGCCGCGCACGCAACGCACCCTCGTGATCACCGATGAGGCGGAACATAAGCGCGTTGGTATGGCCGCCGCTGCTGTTGCTCAGATGCTTGGCCGAGATCCAACGGATGAGCGCGCCCATCCCTTCATGGATATGGGCTTTGTTGAAATGGCGGTTGACCTCACTGGCGCGGCTCGCCCGCGTAGCATTGGGGCCAAGGCTGACGTGCTGATGAATGCCGGGCATTCGACATCCGATTTCCCGCTCATCCTGAGCAATGCTTTCAATACCGTGATCGAAAGCGCGTATGAAATGGTTGACCCAACTTTCGGCGCATTCTCGCGTGAAATGAAATTCAACGATTTCCGTGCTCATGACATTGTGCGCCCTGATAATTTCCCGACTTTGAAAAAGATCGGTGAAAGCGGTGAGATCAAGTTTGGCACCTTTGGCGAAAGCAAGGAAAGCCTCGCGCTGGCATCCTATGCAACCGGCATTGCCGTGACCCGTCAACTCATGGTCAATGATCAAATGGGCGGTGTTGCTGAGGTTCTCTTGAACGCTGCTGCTGTTGTGCCTGAGTTCGAGGAAGAAACCTTTTGGGCGATGCTGCTGAGCAACCCCAAACTTTCGGATGGTAAGGGCGTGTTCCACGGCGATCACAAAAACACTGGGGCGGCTGGCGCTATCAACACTGCCAACGTGGCAGAGGGCCGCAAGGCGCTGCGCACGCACAAGATGAAGGATGGCCGGTCGATCAAGCAGAACGCCCCGGCAGTTCTGATCGTGGGCCCTGAGCGCGAAACCGAGGCGGAGCAATTTCTTGCCCCGGTTCTGGCCGCTGAACAACTCAACATCAACCCGCTGGCGAAATCGCTACGTTTGGTGGTGACCGAGGAAATCACAGACGGCAAATGGTTTCTCGCGGTCGACAAGGCCAAGAAAACCCATTCGTTCAAGCATGGCTATCTGGATGGCTACCGCGCCCCGCGCATCCGGGTTGATGATCCGTTTGGGTCGCAAGGCACGCGCATGACCATTGAGCATGATTTCGCCTGCGGCGCGGTCGGCTATATGGGCGCATATAAGCGCGGCTAAGCCTGCGCGGCTCTCACCTTAAAAGCACAGGCGCGCCCTTTGGGGCTGCGCCTTTGTCTTTTGGGGCAACACCTTTCCCAACCTGAAACCCTTGAAAGGGGAAAACCGATGAAAAACTATATCCAACGCGGTGAAAACCTCACCCTCACAGCCCCGGCTGATGTCAATTCAGGCGAAGGCGTTCTGGTGGGCGCGATGTTCGGCGTTGCCGCTGGCACGGCCAAGAGCGGCGATGATGTGACCCTTGTGCGCAAGGGCGTTTTCCAGCTCAAAAAGTTGGCCGCGCAAGCGTGGTCGGTGGGCGCAAAAGTCTATTGGAGCAAAACGGACAAGGAATGCACCACGGTTGCAAGCGGCAACACTCTGATCGGCTATGCCGCATCCGCCGCCGCCGATCCCTCGGCAACGGGCGTGGTTGTCCTAAGCTGATGCAGGGCCCGTTTCGCGGTGTCGCCGGTTCGCTTGCGCGGGCTTTTGGCGGCACCGTCACCTTGCATCACGGCACGCCGCAGGCCCGCGACGTGGTTGCGGTGTTCCGGCAGATGCCGCGCCGGGTTGATGGTCACAACGGCGTTGAGATTGAAACGCTGGTGCCGGTGCTGCGCGCTTCGCGTGCCGATTTGGCTGATCTGAGCGCGGGCGATCTTGTCGATCCCAAGGATGGGCAGATTTATCAATTTCTCTTTCAAGAGGAAAGCCCAAGCCCGGCCTCAGATGCGCTTGTCACGGCTCAGCTTGAGGTGATGCAATGAGCACAATCCTGATCGCCAAAGAAATCCGGCACCGGTTCAGGGCGGCGCTATCCAGCGCAGGCATCACGGTTGATGCGGGCTCTGGCCCGGTTGCGGTCGCGGTGCTGAATACCCCGCCACCCGGTTGGGTGGTGCCCGATGAGACATTGCCCGCGCTCTATGTGTTCGCCTCAGGCGAGGGCCTCGCTCATGAGGATTTGAGCGAGGTGACGCGGCAGCTTTTCCTTGATGTGGTTTTGATGGCGCGCGGCGGTGGCGATCCGATGGATCAGCTGGACGATATGCAGCTTGCCGTTGAGCAAACCATGATCAGCGCGGGCGGGTTCGATCTCGCCCGCTCTAATCGGCTGATGTCGGTTGAGATCGCCCAAAATCAGGGCGCGCTCATGATCGGAACGCGGCTGATGAAATTCGAGATCACTTTCGGCGCAACGCCGGATGATCCGTCCCTTTAATCTCTGAAAACTGGAGTTCGAAAATGTCCGTCACAAGCGCCGTAACCGGCATGAAAGCAACCTTTTCCATCGGCAACGGTGTCGATGGTGGGTCCACCACATATGCAAAGGTCGGCTTTGAAATCACATCGATCACCTCGCCCGGCATCACGCGCGAGGCGATTGACGCAACGCATCTGGAAAGCCCGGATGATTTCCGCGAGTTCATTCCCGGCCTGATGGATACTGATCCGGCAACCATCGCGTTCAACTACACTGCCGATGCCGCTGATCCGCTCTATGCTGCGATGATGGCCGGTAAGGGCGATTTCCGCATCACTTTTCCAAATGGCGTCAAGCTGGATTTTTCGGGCATTCCGCAAAGCTGGAAAGCGGGCGATCCATCGACATCCACGATGGCCGGTGAGTTCACCGTGAAGCCCTCGGGAAAACCAACCCTGACCGCTGCATAACAGCGGCCTAGGTCAACTTTTTACAGATCACCTCAAAGGGGCGTCCTCATGGCGAACAAAGTGCGCGGCCAAATTCCTGCCGATTTCAAAGGCGAAAAAATCAATCTGATGCTTTCGACCAATTCCATCTGTGAGCTTGAGGACGCCGCCGATCTGCCGATTGACGCGTTTCTTGAGAAATTCCAGCCGGGGGCAAAAGTGCGCATGAAGGATTTGCGCCTGATGTTCTGGGCTCTGATGCTGGATGAGCGCCCCAAGGCCACGATCAAGGATGCGGGCGCGCTCATTGATGAGCTGCGCGGCGATCATGACCGGATCATGACTGAGGCAATTCTTGCCGCGTTTCCCGATGCCTCTGAGGCCGGGGGTGATGCGCCGGGAAAGTAAGCGACGGACGGGCGGCGTGGGATTGGCTTGAGCTGCACCGCATCTATGTGGCGCACGGGCTTGAGCCTGAGGGGTTCTGGCACATTACGCCCCGCGAAATGGTTGCGCGCCTTGAGGGCGCGCGCCGCCGCCTGTCCGCTGAGCAAGATGGCCGGGCATGGCACGCTTGGCACGTTGCCGCGCTGTTGCGCGCTCAAAAGCTGCCTGATCTGGGCAGCATGTTTACACAGCAAAAAAATCAGGGCCCGCAAACGGCTGAGGAAATAGAGATCACGGCTGATCAACTGTTTCTCGCTTGGGGTGGTGATCCTGATCAGCTCGCGCAGGTGCGCGAAACAAGGGGGCAATCCTGATGGCAGCGCAAAATATCGGCAACCTTAGGGTTTCCATCGGTGCGGATACCAAAGACCTTGCGCGTGGCATCGGTCGCGCCAAGGCCCTGATGAAAGGGCTGAGCCGCGCCGCCAAGGTGAGCGGTGTCGCGGCGGGTGCCGCCTTTGCCGCCGCCTCTGTCGGGATGGTTGCGATGACCAAAGGCGGGCTTAAGGCGGTTGATGCACAAGCTAAAATGGCGCGTTCGGTTGATGGCACCATTGATGGTCTGAGGGCGCTGCAAATCGCGGGTTCTGATGCGGGCGTTGAGGTCGGCATCCTGAACAAATCAATTCAACAGATGGGAAAATATCTCGCTGAGGCCGCGCGCGATGGCACCGGCCCGGCAGCGGATGCTTTGGAACACTTGGGCATGAACGCCCGCGATCTGATGGAAATGGACGTTGATGCCCGCATGGGCGCAATCGCGGATCGCATCAATGAAATGGGCATGAGCGCCCAAGACGCCGCTGGGATCATGCGTGATTTTGGCGTGCGTTCAAATGAAGTTTCTCTTGCGCTCTTGCAGGGCTCGGGCGCGATCCGGGCGGCACGCGGCGAGGTTGAGAAATATGGCCTCAGCATGTCGGGCCCGATGGCGGCAGGCGTTGAGGCTGCAAATGATGCCATGAGCCGGATCGGCTTTGTCTTTGAGGGGATGCGCAACCAGCTCGCGGTTGGCCTTGCGCCGGTCTTGCAGGGTTTGGCGGTGAATTTCCAAGAGGCGAGCGTTGCGGGTGGGCCGCTGCAATCAGCGGTTTCTATGCTTGTGGCCGCGTTTTCTGATCTGGCGACCGTGATCCTTGATCCGGCCTTTATTGAGGCGGCAACAATGTTTGGCGTCACCATCGCAAATGCGGTCTCCGGGCTCGCCCGTGTCATGGTGACGCTGGCACAAAACGCGGAAATCGCGGGCACAGCGATGATCGCCCTCGGCGGTGCGATGGCGTTCTTTTCCGGCCCGATTGGCCTTGCCATTGCGGCGGTTGCCGGGGGCGCGTTTCTGTTGTCAACGCGACTTGGCGAAAGTGCCACGGCAGCGGATGAGGCGGCGGCGGCTGAGGCGCGTTTGCAGGCGGCGCTTGATCTTGTTGACACGTCCAGCGAGGCCGCTGTTGAGGCTGGCGCAGCGCTCATTGCCTCGCATATTGATGAGGCCCGTGCCGCGACCATCGCCGCGCAGGCTGAGCTTGCCCTTGTGCGCGCCCGAGAGCGCGCCGGTAACGCCAATTTGGATGAAAACCCGCTCACCGCCGGGGGCAATTCCGGTTATGCTGAGGCGATGGCGGCAAACACCGCCGCCGCTGAGGCTGAACTTGCCGCCGCTGAGGCGCAGCTTGTGCGATATTCAAAGATGCTTGAGGGGTTCACGCGGTCACAATTCCCAAGCCAAGGCACCGGATCGGGCACCGGCACAGCCCCAACCGCAACCTCGGAAACGCTGGAAAGCACCCCGGCAAAAACGACAGAGAAGTTCCGGCTTGAGCTTGAGGCTTTGATTGACAAGCTGGACCCGGCGAGCGCCAAGGCAAAGATGATGGCGCGCGATCATGCAACACTCGCGGCGGCGCTTATCAAGGGTGAGATCAGCCTTGAGCAATACAATTCCCGCATGGATCAGCTCAAAGAGCATTATGGCAATTTGCCAGCGTCAACATCCGCCGCTTCCGCTGGCATCAAGGCTCTCAATGATGAGATCGACAAAAACCCGGCGGCCAAAATGGCAGATGAGGTTGGGGGCGCGGTTGGCAATCTGATCAGCCGCATAGATAGCGGCAAGGATGCGCTCAAGCAATTTGGTCTTGAGCTGGTCAAGATTTTCGCGGTGCGGGGGATCTCCAAACTGTTAGGCGGTGATAATTGGTTTTCGGGGCCGTTGATTGGCACAAATGCGCTCGGCACCGACAATTGGCGCGGCGGGTTGTCGTGGGTCGGTGAAAAGGGCCCTGAGCTGGTCAATCTGCCAATGGGCGCACAGGTGATCCCAAACAGCAAGATCGGTGGCATGGGCGGCGGCGGCATGAATTTCACCTACGCGCCCAACATCGACGCGCGCGGCGCATCGGTTCAAGCGGTGCAAGAGCTGGAACAACGGATGCGCGCCGATGGCGTGCAATTCAACGCCAAGGTTGAGCAAGCGGTGATGCAAGCCGAAGAAAAAAGGAGGCTCCGATGATCTATCCGCGCACCGATCTCTTTGATCTCTGCAAGATCAGCGATGCAACCTTTTGGCCGATGCACCGGCAAGAGCTGAGCCGCACGGCAGGCGGCGCAACCCAAGCCAAGGATTTGGGCTCTGCCCTGTGGCGCGCGAGCTTTACAACCACGCCCGCCCGCCGCGCTGATGCGGCGGCAATTGAGGCCGGGCTGATCTCGCTTAACGGATCGGCAGGCTCATTCTTGGCGCATGATGTGCGCCGGCCATTTCCTAAAGCGCATTCAAGTGGTGATTTCAGCGATACGGGTACAATCAACGATTTCAACGTTGATGGCAGCGCCTTTCGGCTGCGTCTTGCAGGTTACGCGCAGGGCTTCACGTTCTCGCCCGGTGATTATCTCGCTTTTGAGTATGGGGCCCGGCCATCGCGCGCATTGCACATGGTTACGGTTGGCGGTGCTGTAAACGGCGCGGGGCGTGTCGTGCTTGATGTCTTTCCCGCGATCCGCCCCGGCGGTGGTGTGGGGGCTTCGGTAAGGCTCAAGCGACCACCTTGCGAAATGATCCTTGAACCGGGGCAGCAACCGCCTGGCATGCGTGAGCTTGTCGCCTCATCGCTCAGCTTTTCAGCGATCCAAATTCTTTAAACCGACCAAAATTGTGAGGTGATCCAATGCGGGTTATTCCTGTAAGCACTCAGGCTTTGCTTGAGGCGCAAACTCTTGTTGTGCGCGATTTCATGCGGATCACAGGCCGGGTGCGCGCAACCGGCGCGCCGATCACTGAGGCATTTTGGTCTGATGTTGGCGATGTCAACGCGCAAGTGATGGATGCCGATACCGGCCTTGCCGTAGCTTATGACTTCAAGGGCGTTGGTGCGCTGATCGCCATTGATCCGATCCCGATGGTGTCCAACCTCACCGTGCAAGAAATTGAGGTGAAATTTAGCCAACTTGATGATCGCATCAACGAGCTGTTGCGGGTCTATGACATCCGGCAGGCCAAGGTTGAGATTTACCGGGGCGTGTTTGATCCCGAGACAATGCAGATGGTTGAGCCCGCAAGCTCGCGCTTTGTCGGCTTTGTTGATGGCGCGCCGGTCGAAACGCCATCAGAGGGCAATGAGGGCAGCATTAAAATCAAATGTGTGTCCAGCGCCCAAGAGCTGACGCGCGGCAACCCGGATATGCGAAGCCACGAAAGCCAATTGTCCCGTGCGCCGGGGGATGCGTTTTACAAGGATGTCACAAGCTGCGCTGATCTGGTGATTTTCTGGGGCAAGCGTGGCACCATCCGCGAGGGTGCCGCCACGTGACGCACCCGCCCATTGTGCGCCCCGCGCGCCCGGATGAGCGGTTTGCGGTCTTGGCGCTTTGCCGGGATTTTCACGCAGCATCCGGCATCCCGTTTGATTTCGATCCCGCGCACGCCTCACGCGCCGCTCAGGATCATATTGAGTGCCCGCACAAGCTTTGTCTTATCCTTGAGGTTCAAGGCGCTTTGCGGGGTGTTCTCGCGGCGTCTGTGGCGATCTCGCCTCTCGCCCCGGTGCGCATTGCCCAAGAGCTGGTGTTTTGGGTCGATCCCGCGCACCGGGGCCGCGCCCCTCTCAAGATGATCTGCGCCTATGAGGAATGGGCGCGCGCTGAGGGTTGCGCCGCTGCTGGGCTTTCCGGCCTCAATGATCCGCGCGTTGCGCGCTTTTTCGGCGCGGCGGGGTTCGCGCTTTCCGAAAACAAATTTTTGAAAATGGTGGGCTAACCTCATGGCAGTCTTTACGGCAATCTCAACTGCGATAACGGCAGTTTCGAGTTGGACTATCAGCCTTGGCGCGCTCGGTTCTTTTGCGGTTGGCAATTTCCTTTTGCGCTCGGCGGTGCAGCTTGGGGTTTCGGCGCTCGCCAAAGCCTTTGCCAAGAAAGACACCGGCCCTGATCCGTTTTCAATTCAGGGCAGCGTGCGCACCGGCGGCAGCGTGCCGCGCTCTTTCGTCATGGGCCCTGCTCTTTCGGCGGGTTCGTTGGTTTGGCACACGGAATGGGGCACCGCTGGCAGCACGCCCAACGCCTATTATACGCAAGTGATCGCCCTGAGCGATCTGCCGGTTGCCGGTCTGCATCGGTGGTTTGTTGAGGGCCGGGCCGTGACGCTTGAGGATATGGGCGATGAAAAGGGCCTTGCCGCTGTCGAATACCGCGAAAACGGCACCGATCACGCTTGGATCAGGTTCCATGATGGCCATCAAGTGGCTGCCGATACGTTTCTAACGGGCACGGTCAACGAAGGCGCTCCGCGCGCCTATTCGTCAAACCGGATCGGCACCGGCATTGCCTATGCGGTGGTGACGTTCAAGGTTAATCAGGAAATTTTCACCGGCTTTCCGCGGTCCAAATTCGTGCTGAATGGCGTCAAGCTTTATGACATTTCCAAGGATAGCACGGCGGGCGGCACTGGCGCGCAGCGTTGGGCCGATCCAGCGACTTGGGGCGGTGATGGTGATGCCTTGCCTGCCGTTCAAGCCTATAACCTCGCGCGGGGCATGAGCTTTGGCGGTGAGTGGTTTTACGGCCTGCAAGGGCTCACCGCTGCCCGTTTGCCTGCGGCGCATTGGGTTGCGCAGGTTCAGAAATGCCGGGCAACCGTGACCGGCGAGGATGGCCCAGAGCCAATGTATCGCTGCGCCGGTGAGAT